GTCCCGAGCGGGCCTCCCTTGTTCTTTCCGATTATGGCCTCGAGACGGCCTTTCGCCCAATTTAAGTCTGCGTAATACTTATCGCGCTGATCGGATCGGACGGGCTCGCCCTTCTCGATAAGTGGGACCTCAGGCCTAAAGACGAAAATAATCACGTCTGAGGCGTCCTCAATCGTTCCTGAGCCTTTTAGGTCACTCTTGCGCGGCCTTTGATTTTCGCGATCCTCGACCTTCCTCGACAACTGAGAGAGCATGATAACGACGATATCCATCTTCTTCGCGAGGGTTTTAAAATTGTTCGCGATCCAACCGTAATATTTAACGTCGTTACGGGGATCCGGAGCATCGGTTCCTTCCATAAGCTGCAAATAGTCGACGACGAGGCAATCCAGGCCGCCGAGTTGTTTTTCCAACGCTCGAGCGCGCTTCTCGATATCTGAGAAGGTAAGGCCGGCGGTCTCGTCGACCATAACTCCGGGAACGCGCCGCGCGGCTTCGAGAAGTGCGGCCTTCTTCGAGGGTGTGACTTTGTGCGCGGTGATATCCCGATACTCGACCTCCTGAGAAGGGCCCAGGGCCGCCGAGGCGGAACGCTCGCCGAGTTCGGAGGCGGGCATTTCCTGAGAGAAGAAGCCAACTTTTCCTTTAATCGCGGAGCCGTCCGGGGCTTCTCCGATCGAGGTCGCAAGGTTGCGCGCTATATTCGTTGCGAGGCACGTCTTACCCATAGAGGGCCGGCCGGCGATAGTGATTAACTTCCCTCGGCCGAGACCCGCGAGCTTATCGTCGAGATCTGAATATCCGGAAGGGAGCCCCATCGGCCGATCTTTACCGATATCTTCGACCGCTTGGATTGCGACGTCCGTTAGAGAGGTAAAGGTCGCGGAGGCGGGAAGTGTTCCCTGTAAACCCGAAATCTCGTTAAGTATCTCGATAATCAGATCCTCGGCGTCGAGGTCCGAGGCGGGATCCTGGGCCTCTCTGAGAGCGGCGGTCGCCAATCCTATAACCTTGCGGCGGGCGGCAAAGCCGGCGATCATAGTCGCGTAAGCTGAGGCCGTTCTAACGGTTGTCGCGTTCGATAGCAGGAAGGTGATAAACTCGACGCCGCCGATCTCGTCGAGGCTCTCGTCTCGTTCAAACCTCTTCTTAATAACAACGGCGTCGGCCAGTTCTCCGCGCCGTGAGAGAGAGAAAACTCTCTCCGCTATTCGCGTATGCACCGGGTCGAAAAAGTCCTCAGGCTTTACGAGGTCTCTTATCTCGGCATAAACCGCGACGTTATCTGATAAGACCGTTCCGAGGAGAGCTATCTCCGCATCGATCGACTGCGGGATCTTCTCGATCTCCGCTTCTGTTAATCCATCGCGCGTCAATGCATAAGCGCCGGGGATAAATTGACTATAATCCATATTCTGAGGGCCTTCCTGTTAGCCTTCGAGTTTAAATTCTTCCTCTTCCCAAGGGAAGTTATCGGAAACCCAGGCGGCGACTTCTTCGGGGTCGCTCCTGTAAATCCGGGCTCGTATGCCCTCGCGGAAGGAATAGACCTTCGCGCTTGTTCCGAAATTGACCTGACAATCATCGAAAAAAACGAGGGTATTCATAGCGTCGAGAATGAGTTTCTCGATATTATCTTTATCGGGTTTCTTGATATGCGGGACCAATCCGCGAGCCTTCGCTTCTTTGTTCCGGCGGTTGTCGGACATAAGCGGCGGGAAATAAGCAACCCAATCAATCGTAACGGCGGAGGTCTCCGTATTGAAACCCTCGGCGGCCGCGATCTGCGCGGTTATGCTATTCCGGATCTTCGCTTCGTGTTCCGTCGTCGATTCTCCGTATGCCATAGGGCGGACGTTCTTTAGCGCGTAATGCCTGATTAAACGGGACCTCGGAGGCTCGCCCTCTTCCCTTTGGATCGGCGCGCCGGTTTGCGCGTCGATTTCTCTCTCGATAAAAGGAGCCTCAGAGCGAGGAACCGTCCTAAACATAGGCCGGCCCTTACCCTTCGGCTCCATCGGGAGCCATATATCGAGCAATAGCTCCCGAGGCATTTAATTGACCGTCTTCGCTTCGTCGTCGAAGGCTTTCGCGTCTTCGGCTTTCGAGGCGGCAATTTTAGCGGCCGTCTTTTCCTTCTGCGCGTCTTCGGCGGCCGTATCGGATCCGTAAACGCCAAGGGCATCGCCTGAGAACATTTCCGTTTGTTCCATAATTGCCTTCGCTTCGTCGAGGATATCGTTATCCATACGATCGGCGGCTCCGGCCTTTACGTTCTTTTGCAGGAAGTTCTCGACCTTAAAAGCGTGCTTTAAAGCCTTAACGGAAACGCCGTCCAGGCGCGCGGCCTTAAACACTTCTTCCGCGTCGTCTTTAAAACGCTTCATTCCGGCGCGGTTTTTGGCCGCCTGGCTTTGCTTGTCCTGCTCGATAACGATTAGCTTTTTGATATAGCCGTCGTGTACCTCGCGAGGAGGGAGGTTATGTCCGCGCATATCGGACTTGTCGGTTTTTTCTGTCATAGTCTTACACCTGAGAAAAAAGACGGGAAGCCCTCCCGCCGGGGATCCCCGCTTTACGGGGTATTCTTGAAATTACGGGGCGTCGGGTTTCGCTGCCATGTACGGCGGACGTTTGGAGTCAGGGAGGCCCAGGACGGGCGAGGAGAGCCGTTTCCATATAGAGGGCAACGCCTAACGTCTTCCTCGTATGCCTCTTGCGGGGTGTATTGGCGGGCCATAGCGGCCTTTATTTGTTCGTAATTGTAACTCTTCCGCGATCGGCGGGGGAACTCTAAGACGAAAGACTTATCCGCCGACGGGAGCTTTTCGAGGCGGTTTAAAAAGTCAGATTGCCAAGGGGTTAGATCGAAACCTAAGGCTAGGACAAATTTCTCTAACGAGTATTCGTCTTTCATCGGGTTTGTAACTCGATCTCGGCCAGGCGCGCGGCTTGGCGGTCTTCGCGTTCGATAAATGCGTCGAGATCAACGATAAGCTGCCCGGTTAAAGTTCGCTGATTACGGGCGGCTCGCTTATCGAACCAATCCAAAATATCGACGGGCAAATCGAGGGTTTTACGCTTGCGGTCGCGTTTAGACATAAGGCTTCTCCTGTTTACTTCGAGAGGACCGTTAGAGGATATCTCAAAAACTTGCAAGGAAAAATATGCACGCTATGCATAAAAAAGGTGTTGCAAAATAAAATTGCGGGTTGTAAGCAATGAATGCGACCGGAGGGATTTTAGGAATGTCCAACCAATCAAAACAGATTTTGATCGATACTATAATCGGTCTTCTTCTCGGAGCCTTAGCCTCCCTCTTTGTCGCGTGGTGTTTAACGCAACTATAGGAGCGAGCTTTGAAAGCCTCTCAGGAAGAAAAGAACAAGCCTAAACTTTTAGAGCTTTTCGCGGGAAGTCGCGACATATCAAAGATAGCCGACGGATTAGGTTTCGAGACCTTCTCGATAGATATCGAACCGTTTGACGGAATAGATCTCGTCGCGGATATATTAGACGTCGAAGCCTCCGACGTCCCCTTTACCCCCGATATGGTCTGGGCGTCTTTCGATTGTACGACGTACTCGATCGCGGCCGTCTCAACACATAGAGAGGACCGGATTATCCCTAAATCGGATTACGCTAGAAAATGCGACGCGGTTAACATTCATTCGATTAGCCTCATAAACCAATGGGTCGAACTTAATCCGGAAATGGTTTTCTTTATTGAAAACCCGCGCGGCATGTTGCGGCATATGCCATTTATGCAGGAATTTAAGCGGGAGACTGTCTGGTACTGTCAATATGGGGACGAGCGCGCGAAGCCGACGGATATCTGGACTAACTCTAAAACCTGGGAGCCCAGGCCTCAGTGTAAGAATTACAAATATGACGCCGACGGTAATATTATCAATCGGCATTGTCATCATCACGCGGCGCGGCGCGGCGCGAAGACCGGAACGCAAGGCCGTAAGGGCTCTTATAACAGGTCGCTCGTCCCTAAAGCCTTACATGCCGAGATTTTAATTTCCGCAATGAATAATAAAGGGGCTTAAAATGCCATGCAAAAAAACAGGCTGCCAAATCTATCTCAGAACTCACAACGAGTTCTTATGGTGTGACGCTTTCGAGGTCGGCGAGGTAGCTTATTTCCGCTGCGTCGATCGGTCGAGAACGCCTTACGATCACGCCGACGAGGAAATTTATTACATCGTCGACGATTTCGATAATTGGCTCGACAAAGATAGCGGGCGGACCTCAACAATTATAACAAATCAATTCAAACAGTACGAAAACCGCGCGGATCGCCTCGCGGCCTTCCTCTTGGTTGTCAAAAAAGGCGAATAGAATGGTTTATCGATCTTCATTAGGTGACGTTGTATGTCTGTTCGAAGAGAGTGGTCTTTCTGCGCGAGCTTGGGCGGTAATGGGTTACTCCGTTTATTGCTATGATCTTTTACATACGGTTGCAAAGGAAGAGGCTGTCGGCCGGGGAGTTATGCATTTTATCCCCTGGGACGCTAGGGACGCGCAGCAAAACGAAAACATAATTAAGAAACATCGAGGGGCGGCCGTGATCCTTTTGTCGTTCCCGCCTTGTACGGACTTGGCGGTCTCGGGCGCGCGACATTTTAAAGCGAAAAAAGCTCGGGATCCGGATTATCTGTCTAAAGCTATGAGTCTGGTTTATCTCGGCCGAGATATCGGGGAGCGTCTAGACGTCCCCTATTGCATCGAAAACCCTGTTAGCGTCATATCGTCGGAATGGCGGAAGCCCGATTATATTTTCGATCCCAGCGATTACGGAGGATATCTACCGGTCGGCGACGTCCATCCTCTTTACCCGGATTACATAGCGCCGCGCGACGCATACCCGAAGAAAACTTGTTACTGGACGGGATCCGGTTTCGTAATGCCGCCTAAAATTCCCGTTAAAACGGCGGGAGGCTTCTCTTCCCAATATAAGAAGCTCGGCGGCAAATCTGCAAAAACTAAAAGAATACGAAGCGCCTCCTCCTCGAGGAGTAGCGCTCGCGATAATGTTAAACAATCAAAAAAGGAAGGTTTAAACCATGACTAAGAGAAACCCCCGAACGTCGACGGCGTTCGATAAATCCGTCGGGAAAGTAATAAGACGCCTCCGCGTCGCCGCCAATATATCGCAAAGCGAAATCGGCGAGGCTTGCGGCGTTACGTTTCAGCAAAAACGGAGCGGCGTCCAATGCCTAAGGCCTTACCTATTAAAACCCTCCCTCTCGGCGAGAAGATCTCCGAGGCGGGAGCTTATGATATCCCTCTCTTCCGATATCATTCGGATATATGCTCCGCTCCGTCGGTATCGTCGAGCGAGATTTCTCAGATCGCCAACAACGGGGAGATTTACTATTCCCGCTCTAAATATAATCCGGAGTTTAAACCCCTCGAGGAATATAAGGCGCATAAACGGCGGTTTAATTTCGCGAACGCCGCGCACGCGCGCCTTCTCCTGGGGCCGAAGGATTGGCATAAGGAAGACTTTATCCTTATCCCTAAAAAGTGGAACGGGAAGACGTTCCGAACGAGAGAGCTCTCCGAGTGGGTTTGGTTACAGGAAGTCCGGAAGGGCCTTATCTGTATCTTCGAGAGCGAGGTCGACGCGGTGGACGCTATGGCGAAGCGGGTCGAGGAGCATCCCGAAGCGAAAGCTCTTTTACAGTATGGCCTCCCGGAGATAACGCTTTGTCATAAGATCGGCGATATATGGGTAAAGGCGCGGCCGGATATCCTCCCCGTTCGGCCGGTCGACGCGAAGGGAAAGATCATTCGGAAGCGGGAGCTTATCACTTCCGCGACTAAGTTCGCTTTCGCCTCCGACGTTCAAACCGATTACAAAACAATCTTTGACAATAGTCCTATGCTTTGCCGCCAGGCGATCGGGAAATATGGTTACGATATGAAGCTCGCGAACGTCGCTCTCGCGGCTGTGAGGCTATTCGGGATTGATTTCTCCGCGTTATCCTTTGGCCTGGTCTTTCAATCGACCTCGCCGCCTTATGGGATTACGGCCGTCGAGATAGATCCGCTCGGAGATTACATGCATCTTCTCGTAGCGAAAGCTATTTACGGAGCGCGCCAATTCGAGAAGGGAATGTCCTTCGGCGGAGAATGGGAAGGCTATGTCTCAGAGATCCTCCGTTATACGCCGTCCGGTTATTTTATGGACGATCTTAAAAAGCTCGTCGAAGACGGAACCTATCCGAACCTCGACGGGAAGCTCCGGGTTATAGAGGGGGGCGCGTAATGGTTACTCCTGTCGACGGCGCGAGAGCGCGAAGAGCCCTCGATATCGTCTTAAGCGAGACGGCGATAACCTTATTCGACGAATATGTTTATCGGGTTTCATTCGCTTATCGAAGCGGCGAACCTGACGCAAAACCGGAAATATTATCGGCCGAGGTCTGGAATGCGTCCAATACGGCGGCCGAGGAAGTACCGAAGAAGGAAACCCCGAACCGATTCGGAGAGATCAATCCGGAGTATTATCAAACGGGCGGGATCCAACCGATCGAGTATATCGAGGCGAAGGGTTTCCTTCCGGGAATGTGTGCGGGGAACGTGATTAAATACGTCTCTCGATACAAAAACAAAAACGGGATCGAAGATCTTAAAAAGGCGGTTTGGAATTTAAACTGTCTTCTCGATTACGAGATCCGCCAACTTAAAGAGAAAGACGAGGAATAATATGTCCGAACCGGAAAACAAATCTACGGGCCTTATGGCCTCAGTCAAACCTATGCCGGGGAAAGCGGCGAAACTCGAGGTATCGCCTAACTTGAAAGACGGCCGCCAATCGATCGAGGATCTATGGGGCGTCGCGCAAGTGCTTTATCAGTCCGGGCTTGTCCCTCAGGCTTTCGAGGACTCTAAGGCCGTTATGTATGCTCTCGCAATGGGGCAAGATCTCGGGTTCACCAATACCCAGGCCCTCGCATCGATAACTGTAATAAACGGGAAGCCGTCCGTTTACGCCGACGGTCTGCCGGCAATCTTACACCGCTCCGGACATTTCTTTATCGAGGAGTTCTCCGGAACGATCGAGGACGAAACCTATACGGCATCCGTTACGATCGAGCGCAAAGATACGGGATCCGTCATAACGCGGGAGTTCTCCGTCGCTATGGCGAAGCGGGCGGGCCTATGGCAAACCGAAGCGATCATTAAAAAAGAGGGGCAATATGGCCCTTACGAAAAGCCGAACGACTCCCCCTGGTATAAATACCCGGAGCGCATGATATGGCGTCGGGCTATCGGGTGGGCCGTTCGGGACGGGCTCGCAGATGAAATGTACGGCGTCCAAATCGTCGAAGAACAAGCGGATCACTTAAAGACAATCCGCGACGGAGCCGAGCCGAAGACCTCTAAGTTCGCGAGCAAGGTTAAGGCTATGGGCGAAGACGAGGCCGATTATATCGCTATCGATATCGAAGAGGATATCGACGAAGATACGCCGCCGGGCGAGAAAGCCCTCGCGGACGCCGAGCCGGAACTGGCCAAACAAGTTAATCAGTTAGAAGAAGAGGAAGCCGAAGAGGCCCTCTTCTCCGAAGATCCCTCCGACGAGAAGCCGTCTCTTCCCTCGACGGCCGACGCGGAGAGCGACCCCGACGCGGGGGAGGGGACGCCTCCCGCCGTCGAGGATCTCGCGTTCGATAGCTCCGGGAGAAAACTTCCGGGGCTTGCGCTCGATTGGTTCGATTATCTCCTGTCCGCGACGTTTGACGTCCACACGTTCGAGAAAGACCTGGCCGACGAAATGGCGCAAAAATGGTTTAAGGAACTCGAGGACGACGATAAGGCCTATATCCTCGAGGAGAGCCGTCGCCTGACAAAAGAAGATCGGGAGGCGATATAATGGCCGATCGGTTTAATGCGGCGGCCGAGCTTCTAAAAGCTCTCGCCGGCTTTGCCATGTGGGGAGGCCTTGCCTGTTGTGCGCTGATTATTTTAATCGCCTCGATTAAGGCTCTCGCCGACTTTCTTCTAGGTCCTCAGGAATGACGGCCTTACCTTTACATCTGGATCCGGCCGTTCCGCTAACCTTATCCGATATCGATAGGCTTAAGCCTGGGACTGTCTCTCGCCTCCGTAAGAACGGCCGCGCTCATATGGGCCGGGCGCGGAAGATAAACGTCGCGCGGGAGGCTCTGAATAAGAAGCTCCCGCCTGATCTCCGCCGTCCTATGCTCGAGATAATCGACTTCGATCCGATCGATATTTACGCGGAGGCAAACTGGACTTGTCCCTCTTGCTTTAAGCGGGTCGACGTAACGAAGAGCGGAACGGATCCGGCGTCCTGCGTCCTGGGGCATTCTCTAAACTTCGCCCATGACGGCGGGCATACCCCGGAGAACTGCGGGCCCTGGCATTATTCATGTAATGCCGAAGCGGCCGCGCGGATCGAGACGCCCAGGGAGGGGAAAATAAACCGCCTGAGACGCTCATACAGAGGCATAGATGAAAAGGGGGACAAAGTAAGGCCGAAGGAGAAACGGTCTATAAGGGGCCGGTCTTCCTGGGGTAACGGCCGTTCTAAGTGGCCGAAGGGCCGGAAACTACAATCACGCAACACTTTTAAGGATTGAACATATGACCGAGAAACCAATAAATCTGAGCAAGCCGGCGGCGGCGGCCGTTGTCATAGCGGCTTTTACCTGGGGAGGGCTTGTCTGTGGGACCGCCGCTTTCCTCGGAGCTAACGCAAAGTTAAAGCCTCGGGCGGATCTCGAACTCTGCATAAACATCATTACGGCGGAGAAGTTCGTCCATGACGTTAACAAGGTAAAGTTTCGCTCTCCGATCGGCGCGGGCGGCCGATACATGATCTCGACCGCCGAGGACGGTTGGGAACGGATTATCCCTTACTCGAGCCTTCAATATTGGCGGTGCCGGAAAGCTCTCCCGCCGGCGGAACTGCGTCGTTAATTATGGCGCTGTCCGACTATCTCGGGAGCCGGTGGACGGAGTGGCCGGAATGGCATCCCCGACGCCCTGACCACGGCAAGCCGAGAAACCCTCGGAAGCCGAACGCGGTTAACGTCCTGGATCCCGATCGGGAGAGGTTCTCTCGGGAAGAATGGGAAACCTTCGCGGAAGGAGCGACGGAAGTAACCTCCCGCCTTGCGGTCTCCGGATCTAAGTTCGGGGCCGGGCGGCTCGACGTAACGAAGACGACATTTAAAAACGGGACTTATCAAATCATAGCCCGACTTTATGCGAACTCGGAGCCGCATCATTTATATATCGATCCGGGCGACCTCTATCCTCTCGAGACGGGAGCGGACGCTAAAGAGGCCGCGCGGATTGCATACGAAGTAAAGTTTAAGAACGGAAAATAAGGAGCCTTAGTTATGGCCGAGAATAGCGGAATAGAGTGGACCGATCACACGTTTAACCCCTGGGAGGGCTGTACGAAGATCTCCCCGGCTTGCGATAATTGTTACGCGGCCGCGCGCGCGGAGCGCTTCGGAACTGTGGTCTGGGGCGGGCCCAGGAGACGGACGTCGGAGGCGAACTGGAACAAGCCCTTAAAATGGGAGAAGAACGCCGATAGTTTCCTCGAGGAGAACGGCCGCCGGCAAAGGGTCTTTTGTGCAAGCCTGGCCGACGTATTCGATAATCAGGTCCCCGAAGAATGGCGCGCGGATCTTTGGGACCTCATTCGGAAGTGTCCTTCTCTCGATTGGCTTCTCCTGACAAAACGGCCGCAAAATATCGAGGGTATGCTTCCGCCGTTTTGGGACGAGATTAAAGGCCGGATCTGGCTCGGAACAACTGTCGAAAACCAAGCGATCGCGGATAGGAATATCCCTCATCTATTAAAGCATGACGCGGCCGTTCGGTTCTTGTCTTGCGAACCTCTCCTCGGGCCTATTGACCTTTGGCATAAAGATATCGGCGGGACTTTATGGATTGGATATCAACGGGGGTGCGGCGGGATGCATAAGCACGGCGGCAAGGCCGGAGAGATAATACACGGCGAAAAGCATCGCGGCGACCCCCATTTCCTTCATCATCATCACGATAATAGGTGCCGGCGCGGTCTGGATTGGGTTATCGCCGGCGGAGAGAGCGGAAGTTATGCGAGGCCGTCAAGGGAACAATGGTTCGTCGATCTTATGATGCAATGTCGACGAGCTTCGACTCCGTTCTTATTTAAGCAATGGGGAGAGTATGTCCCGGCCGATATGACGGATAAAGCCGCAAAGGACGCCCATCCTAAAGATATGATCCTAGTCGGAAAGAAAAACGCCGGGCGACTTTTGCTCGGCCGAGAACATACAGACTTTCCCGACTCTCCGGAGGATCCTTATGTCTAAGAAAGATTACGCGGTTCGGATTGACTTAGGCCGAACCTATAAGATCGTCGACGGCTTGGCGGCGGGAGATATCCCCGCTCTCGATATAACTCAGGATATTATGAGAGAGCAAATCCGGAGAGAGATCTCGGATAACATGCAAACCGCGTTATGCGTTTCGCCTTCTCTGTCTGAGGAGCCCGAAGGACTTACGAGAGACAAACTTCTCGAGGCCCTGGATCTTATCGGAGAGAAACCCGAACCGGTCGCGGACCTGATTAAATGCCGGCGGCCGAGAGATATAGCCGTCCTTTATCCGGACGACGTAACGACGGTTAAGGGCGGACCGAAAGATCTCGACGAGTATTTCTTTTGCGGCGTTCCTATAAAGCCGCATCCCTGGATCCCCGAGAATGTAATCGCGTTCTTTTTGAACGGAGAACTCGTCGCTATGGATAGCCTAAATCTATCGAAGGCGGCGGAAACTTTTAACCAATAATCTAAAACCTAAACTCAGGAGACTAACCAAGGAGATAGAACTCTCCGGACGGATAACAGATATCGGGAACTTCAATAACGGGACGCTCGAGGTCGACGTCGACGGACGGATCCAAACCGTAAAGGCGAAGAGTATCGTCGGTTATGATCGGGATCCCGCAATCGTTCCGGCGTTGTTCTCCGGAGAAATGGTCCGGGCTCTGCGCGCGCGGCGGAAGTCCGTAACTCGCCGGCTTGCAAGTTCTCCCCTGGGAAAACATCATGCGGGAGATCTTCTTTATGTCCGCGAGGCTTGGCGGGTTAAGGCGTTCCTCGATAAGACGACGCCGACGGCTCTAGCGGCCGAGACGATCTTACACTTTGACGCCGACGGCCCGAGCCCTGCCGGGTTTGGTAAGTTCCGGCCGGGAATGCATCATCCCCGGATCTTCTCCCGACTAACGCTCGAGGTCCTAAATATTCGGAAGGAGCGTATCCAGGATATTACGGAGGCGGACGCTATCGAGGAAGGGATCTTCCCTATGATCCGCCATAAGAGCCAAATCGCGGCGGCGGCGGGGATCCCTGTCTCGGCCGAAGATACGATAACCCTATATCGGGATTATCAGAATATCGAGGGGCCGGGCTTCTCCGATCCGATCGAGAGCTTCCGCTCGCTATGGAATAGCTTGCACGGTCGACCGGGCGAAAAGTGGGTCGATAATCCGGAAGTCGTCCGGGTCGAGTTCTCAGTAATCCCGCAAAACGTCGACCGATATACAGAGGGCTAGGGCTTGCGCTCTTAAATAAAACGAGTACGGATTAAGTTTAACAGATTGTAAAGGAGGGAAGATGTGTCCTCAGTGAATAAGGTAATTCTAATCGGAAACGTCGGAAACGATCCCGAGATTAAAAGTTTCAACAACGGAGGGAAGGTCGCGAACCTGAGTATCGCGACCTCCGAGAAGTGGAAAGATAAACAGTCCGGGGAAAAACGGGAGCGGACGGAATGGCATCGCGTCGCCGTGTTTAACGACGGGCTCGTCGGTATCGTCGAGCGTTACGTTAAGAAGGGATCGAAGCTGTATATCGAGGGGAAGTTACAGACTCGGAAGTGGCAAGATCGCGACGGGAACGATCGTTATACGACGGAGGTCGTCGTCCAGGGTTACGGCGGTTCTATCTCTATGCTCGGCGGAACGAACGGAGCGAGCAATCAAAGCCCAGGGGGCTCCTATGATAACCAATCGTCGGGCGGAAATGCGTCGCGTAACGAAGAGCCTAAAAAGGACTTTGAACTCGACGACGATATCCCGTTCTAATATGGCTTATCGTTTATTGAGAGAAACGACGGGCGTTAATGGCCGGAATTATAAAGCGGCCGTCGACGATAAGGGTCGGGTCTGGCTTGGTTTTCAAACCGAAGAGGCGGATTTTATTCCCCTCTTCGGGCCTGTAAGTCGCGGGGAGAAGGCGACGGGAAACCCCTCGACCGATCCTTATATTCTGGCCGGGTTAAAGATCCTCCGCTCTATATGACCGCCGAGAACGCATATAAGGCGGCTTGCGATAAGGTCGACCGCGCGTTAGCCGAGATCGATCGGGCAAATAAAAACGCCGAGCGGGCAATGCTCGACGTCGTTTTAGACTTAAACCGAGATCTTATCCGATCGGCTAATCGTCTTTAAAGAGCTTCGCGGCTTCGGCCTCGATAAAAGCGTTCTCCTCCTCGGCCGCTTTCTTTTGCTCTTGCATCCACCGCCAACGGCCGCGCAAGGTCGAGACGAGGTTTTTCATCTGCTGCCCTCGAAGGTCTGAGCAATCCTCGTAATAATCGGCCGCGTCTCGCGCATCCCCCCAGGTGATAAGCTCCCGCTCGTCGCAAGGCGGGATTGTAAGCTGATCCTCGGGGATAACTTCCGGGACGATAACTTTCGTTTTATCAATCCGGACTAGGCGGCCGCTCGCTAGTTCGTTTCCGTTGCAAGCTGATAGGCATATCGATATTAACGCAATTACAAGCGCCGCCGGCTTTGCGAGCTTCGTCGAGATCGGCTTTAAACTTAATTCTCTCATTAGAGATATCCCTTTTTAAATTGTTATAGGTGATTCGGGAGACGGTATCTTCCGCGCGCTGTTTAACCTTCCCCTCGTCCGCTTTCGCTTGGCGGGTGGACGTCTTATCCTCGACGATCTCCTCGAGCTTCCCGGCGGCCTGGTCTGTCTTCGCGACTTCCCTCTCCCATTTAATCGAGATTATATCGCGGCCGTGAAGCTCTCCGATCGTAAGCCCTGCCAAAAACGCGAGGCAAGAAACGACGCCGCCGATTTGAAACCCTGTTAAACCTAAACCCATGCCCGATCCCTTTTCGTGGTTTGAAAATGAGGGCCGTCGAAGAATGGTCTCTGAGGCCGTCCGTTCTTCCAAGGGCGCGCGGCGACCTCGGCGATATATTCCGCGTGCAATTCATAGACGCTCTTATCTGTATTGAGATTGCGCCAAGCTCCCCCCCATACGATATCGATATCGAGTTCTCGCGCGGCTGCCTGGACCGCCTCCGCGATATCGAAGTAAACCTCCGGCCGCCAGGAGACCTTGCCTCTCTCGAGCGCGCCGAGATCGACCGCGTGAATAAATCCGTCCGCTTGTTCTAAGTGAAGGCTTTCCATCGTTCGGGACGTGCCGGCTTCGACAAAGGCCTCTTGCTCTCTTAAGTCCCTGAGCGTCGAACTCAGGACGGTGATATCAACGCTCGAGAAACCGATCGACAACCGAACAACCTCGGCAAGCGGCGGAAATACCGGGGAAAACCCCGAGCGGCGGGGGGATCTATGGCGGCCCATTAAGACGCCGAGAGAGCTTCGAGAGAATTTAAACAAGGAAACCGGCTCCTTTTTGCGTGAGGAGGCCGATATTTTGGGGGGAGGGGCCTCAGGAATGCCCTTACGGGTATCATCTGAGGGGGGGATATGCAAATCGCTCTCCTGGGGCATCCTGAGAGGCTTTTCTGTTTTGGCCTGTTTTACGCCGGGCAAGGCGGCCGGATCCGCGAACATCGATAAGATATCGCGGATCCAGGATATCACTTAAACGACGTCGATATCGTAGCTCTTAAAGTCGAATTGCAGGGTCTCCTCGAAGGAGCCGGATTTATCTTCGACGATAATCGTATAGCCGGCGAAGTCCGTCGATATATCCCGAGCGGGGATAACCATTATCGAGGATCCGGGGAAAACCCCCCGAACTTCGACCTGGGCCCGAGCGCAAATATCTGTATGCTCGTCCATATCGAGGATTCCGTCGGAGACCTCAGGGGAAGAAGTGTTAAAGAACTTATCGACGACGCCGATCGCTGTATAAAATTGGTTCCGTTGCATAGTAAAAGACCTTCCTAAGATTTATTAAAGCGGCCCTTATGGAATACCGCTATCCCGAGAAGTAACACGTTAACGGCGGTCTTCCAAATCCCGCCCGAGAGGATATCGGATCCCATAACGTGAAATATAGAAACGGCCGCGACGGAAATCCCGAGAGCCCCTAGCCCGAACCTCATTAGGAAAAACCCTATCGCCGCCGTTCGGCTATCAAACTTCGGGCCGGCCGTCTGGTGGACGAGCCAAAGGCATAGAGCAACCATAACCCAACTTGCGACCTGATCTAATATAAACACTATAGCCCGCCCTTCTTCTCGGCCGCGCCGGGGAGCATTTTACTTTGTGCAAAACTGATCGCCATTTCTCCGGCTGTGCCGCATACAAAACCCGAGGCCAGGTAAGCATAAGCCGGAATAGTAACAAGGCCCTCGATTAAAGATCCTATAAACCCTCCGAGGAATACGGCGGAGGCAATACCGGCAAGCGCCTGGACGACGCGGCGTTTCCATTTCTTCTCGGGAGCGAGGAGGCCTTTAATAAAAGCTCCGCATAAGCCGGCAATCCCGAGGACCTGAATATTCTCTCCGACTTCCTGCCAAATTGATAACAGGCCTTTAGCGGCGTCCGGGTCTTGCATAGCTTAAATCCAAAAAAAAAAGACCGCCGGAGAGACCCGACGATCTTTCATAAGGTTGTAAACCTATAAATTGAAAGCCTCGGCTATGCCGAAGATCCATCCCTGACGGGCTCGCCTTCCGCTGAAATCTTAGCCGCTTCTTGGGCCGATCGCATTGCGTCGACGACGCGAATAGATAGAGGGTCGCGGAGAAGCCCTGTATCGATAGAGCTTAAAACCTGTTTAGCGCGCGCCGCGAACGATACGCCGTCGGACATATTATCCTGAATATCCCGGAGCATCTGAATGACGGGAGCGGCGGCCGTAAGAAACTCCGTTACGATAGCCTCGTCGAGTTCGTCGGTTTGATCCCCTAAGGCTTTGCGGGATTCTAATTTCTGTTTAAAAGTCGGTTGTTTCGCCATGACCTGAGGCCTCCTATTTTACAATGGTTCGAGATATATCCGCTATTTTTTAAATTCGGTCAATGAGAGGCCGAGTTCTTTAATATTTAGACCGTTATGGCCCGGATAGGTGTTCTCTAGTTCAAAAGTATAAGTGTAAACGCCAGGCGGCAAGATATCATATTCTCGACCAAATAATGAAAAATAATAATCTTCGATATTAGGGCTGTTGTGATTTATTGCATAACCATACAAAAGACCTGTTCTTATTATCTGACCTCCTCGCTTGATACGCCAAGGCGTAAATGTAGCTCCATACCACTCGGAGCTGCCATTCTGTCTTATAAGCTGATGATAACAGGAGAAATCTAAGGCTATTGGCTGTCCGGTCGACGTGATAGTCGTCGAAATAGAGTAAATATCGCCTTGGCCGAGATTAACAACCGGCTCGGCGAGCGTTAGTTCGTTATTCGTAATCGCTCCGTTAGATATCTTAATCGTATCGACTGAGAGGTTCTTAATATGGGCGTTCTCGATTGTCCCTTCGAGAAGGATCTGGTCCGCCGCTAACCTAGCGGTTGAAGCGGATCCGTTCGGGGAGGACAAAGTATAAAGCTCGAGCCCCGCGTAAGAATTGCCGGACGCAACTCGCAAACCAATCCCGGCGGCGAACAAGTTATCGTGTTCCTGAATTGCGAGAAAGTTCGCCGAGGCGGAGGAGTTCGCCGTCGTTACATCGGTTTGCACCTGAGAGATTGCGCCTTCGGCGGTCGAGAGAGCGGCGGCCGTTTGCGATATAGAGGCCGTGTTTCCGTCTACGGTCGACGTTAGGGCCGTTATCAATCCGGCGAGCGTCGAGTCTTCTTCTGCCCTAGCTGTGGCCTCTTGAATAATCCCGGCGGCATTCTCGTCGGATTGAATTGTAATCGCATCAATCCTAGCGGCTTCGGCGGAAAGGCCGGAACTGTCGGCTTTAGTTGATTGCAAAGTCGTTATGTCCGATCTGAGGGAAAGCCTCGAAGCCTCCAAGGTCGCGTCGTCGCTCCAAATCGTAGCGACGGATCCCTTCTCTATTTTTAATCGGCGGACAGCTAATCTCCCCGCGTTGTAAGTTCTGGTAACAATCCGAACTTGAACGACGGTCGCATTATCCGGGGCGGTCTCTGTATGTGATATCCTTCCCTCGCCGAAATTACGGGCGAGGTTTGTAATGGTTTGGGAGCCGTCAATCACATAAGCCCCGCTCGCTGATCGAAAAACTATATCCGCATAAATAGAGTTCCCGTCCGTCTCTGAGAACGGATCGTAAGAAAACGTATAATCAACGCCGGGCTCTATTTGAACATGGTTCGAGACGGATATATTTAAACCGCCGGAAGGGGCCGGGTCGTCATGTGATAACACCGGCCCGAACTCAGTTTCCAGGATTGAACCGATAGGGCTTAAAACCCAATTTAAACCGCCTTCGGTTAGACCGCCATTTCTAAGGATATTCGGATTGTAATCTATACTACTCGTTAGGGAGTCAATCCGGGAGGCTTCGGCCGATAGGGCCTGCGCGTCCGCTTTTGTGTTTTCGAGTGTAGTTATCGAGCCTTCTACGGATAATATATCTTCTTCGGCCGAGTTTATTCGGCTGCTGATATTATCAAGGCGGCTCGCCTCCGCTGTTAAATCGGCCTGATCTGCCTTCGAACTTTGCAAGGAAGATACGGCCGACTCTATCTCGCCTATGTCTCCCTCTGAGGCCGATATGCGCGACGTTAACCCGCTTAAAGAAGTTGTAATCGCATTATCCGAAGAGACCCGCGCGGAGCGCTCCTCTATAATATCTGAGTTAACGGAGGAAATATCCGATACTTCTTCAAAGGTGAAATCTCTCGCCCTCATAGAGCCGTCCCCGACGAAGTTAAGAGAGAAAGAGGGTCTGAGGAGGCGCGCGATTGTCTCGTCGAAATTACTGGCCGAGCCTGCGAAGGCGTCCGTCCCCTGGATCGGGGAGCTACTTGCGGCGAAGAATAACTCTATCGGCTGCCAACCGATAATATCTAACGGTTCGTATATGGCCGCGATAGCGGTAAAACCTCCGTTCGAGCTTGCCCAATTTAAACTCTCGTCCATAAGGTAAACGTCGGCCCTTAATCGGTTCCCTATTATTCCTCCGGAATGTAGCCGATCGATCTTAATTTCTCCCCTTAAACGGAAAACAGAGGAGCCGTCTCCATATGGATATAGTTTTCTCGATACAACCGTTTTCCGGCCGCCGTCCTGTACCATCTGAGCGCCGTCGGTAGGGGTATGAATAATTGACGCGAAAGAACCGAAAGGACCGGTGTCAGCCTCTTCGGGTGCATTGGCCCCTCCGGATCTCCAGGCGGTTTGATCGCTATCGAAGTTTGTAACTATGGCCGAGGGCTTAAGAGACGCTGATAAACTGTCGATCCGGGAGGCCTCCGCTGTTAGGGCGGACTGATCGGCTTTTGTTGTTTCAAGCGTTCCTATCTCTGCCTCTGCGTCTCCGATCCGAGAGGTTAGGGCGTTAATAATACTTGATAAGGATTGGTCCCCGTTCTCTCTGGCTATTTGTTCCGATAGAATCAAAGCGGCCGTTTCTCCTGTTATATCGAGGCGCGCGGCGGCGGCGTCGTCCAAACCGGCGGATATTAAATCTTGAGCGTTGATTAAATCCCCCTCGAGACCTTCCCTCGCAATGTCTAAATCAGAGACCGCGCCTTGTAGCGCGCCTATATCTACCTCGAGAGAGACCCCGGAATATCCCGCGACTGATAACGCATTAGGAACCGTCGACGGAGTTCGGGTCGGAGGGGTACTGGATTGCCCGAAAGTGTCCTGAGAAGTGTCTGTCTCGGGAGTTGTGATATACCCGACAAAGTGACGGCCTTCGTACTCCTCGGCGGTCTGCGCGGCGTCCTGATCTGTTGTTAGGACGTAAGTAACCGCTCCCCCGTTTCTATCCTCGTCGTCGTAATAGATCGAATATAATGTTCCCAGGCTCGCACCTGTAAGAGTGTCTCCGATTATTTCGACGGTCTCGTCGGCATAAATTCTTGAATGATTGGATAAGATTATTTCCCCGGATCCGGTCGCTCGAATTACGAGATCTCTAACCCAGGAACTCGATATAAGATTTTCGATTAGATAGGCGGTCCCTCTCGTCGCGTATGCGGTAAGATCTAAATCCTCTCCGAAGACAAGCGTCGGCGGCGGCGGCGGCGTCGTCGTAGCGCCGAGCGCGAAAGCGTGTTTAGCCAAAGTCTCCGATTTGACGGTTAAAGTCGTGATCGCGGTAAGAGGGTCAAACCCCCGGCGTTCGATAATAAACAATCCGGAGAGGCCGAGGTTCGGCATATCCAATGTAATAGCCTCTCCCGGCCCATAGGGGAGAGCTTTCGTCTTTAACGGAATTGTTACCCCCGAAAGTTCCCGCGAGTTTACAACCTCATAAGCGGCAAGTTGCGCGGCTTGGGAGACGTCCTGGACGAGCGTATATTTAATTTCCTTCCGCTTATCTTCGCCGTCGGCCGCGACATAATCGGCGATCGATACGGCCGATCCTGAGATATAGCCCCAAGCGTGAGCCTCGCTTTTGTAAATCGGAATGACGCCGTTAAGACGATCGCGGAAGGATTTCGTCGAAGGGATAACGACTTCGCCGTTCGCGAGATCGTCCTCCGTAAAAGTTTCGACCGGGACCTTCGGGCTATCAAAAGAGACTGATAACGTCCCGTTACTGTGGACCGGACGGCCGCCGCCGGCTTGCATGATATTTTTTAGGTTGTTCCATTTATCGCCGGGCTCGAAGATCTCACCGCCGACGCGCCAACCGTTTGCGTCGCATACGTTCGACCATTCCACAAAGGCGGGAACATCGAGACTATAAATCGACTTCCCGACGCCGAAGACCCGCCGGCCGTTTTCATATCGGCCATATGCGTAAGTCAGAGCGTGAAGGGCCGGATTTTCAGTATATGTCCAGGTCCCCTCGTCGTCGAGGCGGCAACCTCCGGAGCCTCCGGGATATGTACTGTCTAACCGAGGATCGTAAGCCTTAACTCCCTGGACGATAGCGCCGAACTCAGGCGTCCCGCCTGCGAATTTCTTCATGTCTTTATCCCAACGGAGCGTAACCATACCGGCGGCTTTGCCTGTTAGGACGTGCTGCGCGCTCCAACCTGGGGAGGCCGCGAGAGAGTCGTCGGTATAGCCGACTAGAGCCGTCTCTCCTGTCTTTTGGCCGAGGCGCTGATCGTAATACATGCTCCCCGAATAATATCCGTTTACGGCTCCGTTCTGAGTTACGAAGGCTCCATCGCTATAAAGGCCCTCGATACTTTCGACCGGACCACAATCGGAATAAACGAAAACCATTGTCCGGTTCGGATTTTTAATCTTCTTCCGTTCGACGCCGTGGCCGACGTCGTGAACAAGCGTTCCGCCCGAATACGTGCGGCCGATAACGTAAGGCGTCGGCGCGTTTAGATTTATCGTCGTTTGACTCGAGGAACCTCCGGTCGGTTCGGGGGTCGTTAGAAGTTGCGCGCCCATATCTGCGACGCCGGCAATCGCCGAGGCGGCGGCGGCAAAGGGTTGCATTCCGGGAACGAAAGCGAGAACGACGGCCGCGACCTTTGAGACTGATCCGATTGCTTTAAGTGCTTTTGCCATAATTTAAACTCTATATGCTGATTTGATTTTCTCAGGGATAACGACGACAAGATCTTCGGCCTCTTCGTGGAAACCCATTATTTTACGGCCGAGGGAGATAAAAACCGCGTCGAGGCCGGCCTCTCCTTCGGCGACTATGAAATCCCCGACGCGAGCGGAAGCGAGAGGTATCTTCGGGAACATACTCGACAAAAGATCGTCGACGTTCTCGAAGCCCGATTTTTTTAACGCCCTGAGCGCGCCGATCTCAGTCGTGTAAGAGCTTGGAAACCTCGGCGGCTTGTGTCCCATAGCCAAGGCATGAAACCTCGCCATTTTTACGCAATCAACGGAGCCCCAGGCGAACGGCCGTCCGGCATATTTTAAACGGGTTTTATTCGTCGCCTCGACGCGAACCTCGATCTCTGTCTTAGCCATTAGTAAAGCCCTCTCGAAGTGCTATAGGTTACGCCGGTCGTCCCGACGCCTGAGGAGCGGGGCCGGGTTTCCGTTCCCCATGCTACCTCGCGCTCGACGCCTGTCATATTATCGAGGCCGAGTTCTCCGGGGTGTCTTTCTTTATGGTTTTCCGCCGACATTCTATTTCCCTCGTTCACCATAAAGAAGCGCTCCGTATCGGTTACGAGCGTCATATCTATAGTTCTACCCTGAGATCCATCGCGGACGGTCGGAACGTCAACAACGCCGAAGAACAAAGGAACGACGGCGATAACGCCGCCGGTCTGGCTGTCAACTGAGGCCTGCCAAATGGAAACGGGGCTAAACTGGATTGCGGGGTTTGTCAGATCTCCGGCCGAGGTGTTCGAGTTCGTTAGAAACGTAATCGACGCGGCGGGGGCCTCGTCGCCTTGCCCGTCCGTTATCTGGTCGCCGGCGTAAAGCGTCCCGTAATCGCTATCCTCCGAGTTATAAGTTTGGGTCGACGTCGCGCCCTGGGCGTTTGGCTCAAAGCCCCATACACAAAAACCCCCGTCGCAAATACGGAGGGTTTTATTCGGGAGTTCTATTCGGACTAGGGTCGTCGTTAAGAGGAAATCGGTATCGAAAGACATTTATCTCCGCTCCTTTATTTTAAACTGCATTTCTACATAGTGATCGAGAGCGTAATCCCATTTCCAAGTATCGCCCTCGATAAACCCCTCTATCATAGGCTTAAGGAAATGGCATCTATCGCCGTGTCTATGTGGGACGCGGAGGAGAGGGTTTATCTCCAAATATAAAGCCCCTACGGGATTAACAGTTTGATCCTCCGACGCCTGATAGAGATAATGATTTCCGTCGGTCTCTATTGAGAAGAACTGTCCTTCCTTCACCTTATAACCGGGGGTGAAATTATTTATACGCAACTCTCGGCCGGTATGCCCGTCGAGAAAGATAGTCGGGAGCCCTATATCCGCTGCGGATCCGGGATCTATTCCCGAAAGAGGAAACGGCATCCGGACGCCCTCCGACATTCCTCGGATCAAACGAGATATCCAAACGCGGCCCTTCTCTTTATTTTTCATCGGCGGAAGGGCGACGTTTAACGCGAACCGGCTTCCAAGCCTGTTTATGCGTTGCTCTGTCCCTCCGAGGGTCGGGGTTAGTGTACTCCCATAATCGACGAAGGAAACGGTCGCGCCCTGAGGGGCTGGGCTTTCTGGTAAATCAATCATTCTATTTTAACCTCTGTCTTCCTCGGCGAGTATTCGCCGCGCTGTATTTACTAACGCCCTCATAGGTCGAAGCGTTCGCGATCGGGGAGGCAACGCCGGCGGCTCGATCGTCTACATGGGCGTCGAAATAAGGGCTCGGGTTAACCTTCAAAGTGACCATGCCGCCGCCCATTTTGTTATTCGGGATAATCTGGCCGTTACCCGGCGGCGTGAATAACTCGGGTCCACGCTCGCCGACGAGATAAGTCACTCCGGCTTGAACCGGTCCCCCGACGGCGCGGCCGCCGCCGAATACGCCGGCTATTCCGGAGATAGCGTCGAGGATCCCGCCGCCGGAAGATTTACCGCTTCCGGATATTCCGAATATACTATCCAGGACGCCCATAATCCCGGTTAAGATCCCCTCAATATCGCCGCTCTCCAAAGATTTGAGAAGGCCTGTAAAGCTATTCGCCGTCGCGGTGAATGCGTCGACGCCGGTCTTCCCTGTTTTCTTTAAGGCGTCTTCGGTTTCTTTGGTCGACGCCGTAACCTTCTCGAGACCGTCGCGGGAGGCGATAAGCTCTTCGGCTAATTGGCGCGCGCTGTCTTTTGTTCCGATATTGCCGGCCTCGAGCATCCGAATGACCTCGGCCTGGATCTGATACTCCCGCGTCGAGATTTTCATCGCCTCAGTTAAAATACGATTATTCTCGATCTCCTGTTTTATATTCTCGATCGAGATAGAATGGGCCTCGGCTATACGCTCGGCTTCCTCGCGCTTCTCGCGCGCCGCTTCGGTTAAAACCCGCTGCGCTTCGGCCTCGGCTTCGATTTGCGCGCGGCGCGTTTCTTGGGCCTGAGATAAAACTTTATCCGCCTCTATGGTCTCGATTGCGAGAGCGCGAACTTCGGCGGCCGTTCCCATATATCCGGATTTAACCAAATTAAGACCGGCGGCCGTGATATCGTATTCCTCTTGCGATTGGCTTAGAGCGTCGGCGAGGAGAAGCGTTTGCTTTACATTCTCGCGCGCGGCGGCGGCGGCGTCCTTCGAGATCTGCACGTCGGATTTTTTGGTCGACGCTTTCTTCTTCTTCTTTGGCTCGGGAGCGGCGACCGGCGCGCGCATATCGACAAGGGGAGCGGCCTTCGGTTTTTTGTACGTTGCTCCCTCCTTAGATAGCTCGGCGATCTTCGTCTCGATATCGAGAAGGGCTTGCGCTCGGGTTCCGCTCTCGAGGAAGTAGCTATTAAGTTTCTCGAACCGCTTTCTCTGTTTTCCGGATAAGATCTCCCCGCCGTCGACAACTTGGCGAAGGCCCTCGAGTTCCGCGCGGAAGCGGTCCTCGATCGCGGCCTTATAGGTTCCGTCGTCGTAACGGAGCTTATTGTAAACGTGTGATCGGTTATCGGAGATTTTAGCAAGCCAAGCGAGCTGTTTATTATTCGCCTTCTCGTTCGCCTCCTCCGTTTTCATCAATTGGATTTTTGCGTCGTCGAGATATATCCGCTGCAATTCTTTATTTTTCTCGATACGCTGCCGGATAGCGTCAATCTCTAACCGGGCCGCATCTTGGGAAGCGGATCCCGACTCTCCGATCGCTTCGTTTAGCTCTTTGGTTTTTAATTTTAGGAGATCCGTATCGGCCGCGAGATCCTTTTGCGTTCCGATATAACTTTCGATCTTCGAGTTCGCGGCCGAGGCGGCCTTCTCCGCATTACGCGCGGCCTCTCCCGCTCCCTCATAGGCGAGAGCGAGAAGGCCTATAGCGGCGACGATAAGCCCTATCGGGCCGAGGGCGACGGTCATAGCCGCGCCGAACGCTGTCGTCGCTCCTGTGGCCGCGACAAGGCCGGCCAGGAAGGGCGCGAAGGTCGTTATCATAGTTCCGATCGCGACGAGTACCGGCCCGACGGCCGCCGCGATCCCGGCAATCGCGAGGGAGGCGTTTATTACGGGTTGCGGGAGTTTCGTAAACCACGTTAGAGCGTCCGCTATTTTGACGATCAACGGCGTTACAACCGGGAGAAGCTGCGTTCCGATTACGACGCGCAACTCCTCGAAGGCCGCGCCGGCGCGCTTTAATTGGTTCTCCGTACTGTCGAAGGTCCTAACGACGTCGCCGTTCGCCTGGACGAGTTGATCCTGAATAAGAGCGGCGCGCGCGACTATCTTTTGTTGGTCCGTGAATTTACCGTTTACCTTCTCGAGACCGATCTCGAGGGCCTTCGCTGTAACCGCCGCCTCGTTTATGAAAACCCCGACGGCTCGCAATGGTTCCGCCTCCCCGGTAAGGCCGGAGAATAGCTTTTGCTGCGCGACTTCGTTCGATAGATTTTTAAAGGAGGCGAGATCCTGGGTTAGAACCGAAAACTCTTTCGTTAGCTCGATCGCCTTTTGTGGATCCAGGGCTTTACTAAAAAGGCTTTGAAACGCGACGGCCGACTCTTGCACCTCTTTAGTCGATCGGCCGAGAGCGTCGCCTGTCTCCTGGGCCCATTTACGGACGCTCTCGGAAGCTCCGCCGAAAGTAACATCGAACGCGCTCTCGAGTTCGGCCATATCTGAGGCGGTTTTTATCGAGGCGACGCCCATAGCTGTAATCGGAGCCGTTACGCCGACGGACATAGTTTTCCCGATATTCTGCAATTTGTCGCCGAACTTCTTAAAGGATCTCTCTGTCCGCTTCATTTCTTTGTGAACGCGATCGATCCCGTCTTCGAAGGCGGCCGTATCGGCTCCAAAGACTGCGCGAAGCGCTCCGATAATGGCCTGTCCCGACATATTTACTCTCCGTTTAATGCTCCCAGGACAACGAACCAAGCATCGAGACCCGCGTCCGGTGCTATATGTGTCTTATTTAACGGCGATTTGTCGAGAGACGCGGAAGGGTCGATCTCGATCGTAAAGTTTTCAAGAGGGGGGAGCTTAGACCCCGCGCCTATAAAGTTCGCGGTTCTCCAGGCTATCTCAATACGGTGATTATGCTCGGCGCGGCGTTGTCTGATTACGCCTTCCATGACGGCGAGATAGGTTCGGGGAGTTTGGATCCAAAACTCCTCGGGAGAAAACCCCGACGCTCCCCATTCTGAGAGGAGCGCCAGGTAATCAGTACCTATCCCGCTTTGGGCTTTGGGTCTGTCTCTCCGGTCGTTTCCGGATATGCCTTTTGCAAGGCGTCGCGAACGGCGGAAGAGGCCTCATTTAACCCGACTTCATCGATTACGGAGAAAGTCTCTTAGAGGCTTAAACCGTGTTTCCGATCGAGGCCCGACTTTAAGAGGACGGCCGTCGTTCTAACGGACGCCGCTTTGAGCGGATCCATCATTAAAGCCGGCAAAGGCCCGAGTTCTTCCTCCGCCGAGTATAAGGCCTTGAAATCGAAGACAAGCGTATAGTTCCCGAGGCTATGCTCCTTAACGCCGGCCATTATGCGGCGTTCGCTTCTGTTGTAAGACCTGAGATCTTAGCGGTTACGGTTGCGGTCCAGGTATCAGTAGGGCCGGCCGTGTCTTTTTGAAACGAGTTGATATGGATCGTTCCGCTTTCTTCGCGCGCCGGGGTCACATTGCCCTTGACGATTTTAAAGAGCCGCTTTTCCCGAGAAACGAGGTGTTCTGTGATAAGCAGATCCTCGGCGGAACCGGGGACGTATTTAATCACAAAGGAAAAAGTTCCAGGCGATAACAGGCCCGGAGCGCTTTCTTCGACTGCGCCGCTATCTTGATCGGTGATATCCCGGTCCGCGACTGTGGGGTTAGGAAGATTTACGGACATAATCCCGTTTAGCTTCGTAAGGGCGTCGGCCGAGCTTGTAAGGTGAACCTCGTTTCCTCCGCCTAAAATTCCGTCAACTGTTGGCATGATTAGCCTCCTTCTTAAAAGACGGGTTACTCTGGCTCCGCTCGCCGGTGCCAAATAATGAAATCCGCGCCGAGAAGGTGTTCGGTCCCCCCTCCGTCGATATCGCGGGGATTAAGATCTCTCTCGGCGTCCAGGAAGGCCCTCTCGAAAACAACGTCGTCGACGGTCTCCCCATTTTCCAATAAGGCCCGGAGCCTCCTAAATACAAGAGTCGCGGCCGCGTATGTCTCGCCGATAATTGAAAATTGAACTCGAGGGCCTTCGAGCGCGGTCGGCTTGTCCTGGTCATATGTGACGCCGGGGGAAACCTTATACATAACGATAGCAGGGAGAGCGGGGTCGTTTGGGCGGGTTCCCCAATCAATCATAGGACGGCCGCGCTTGCTGTGACTTCCGACGAGAGCGGCGAGTTCTGTATCTGCGCGAAGACGCTTAATTAGGGCTTCCTGCATTTTAAGAACCTCTCTTCATTTTTGCGGCCTCTCGCGCGGCTTTGCGCGCGGCTCGGGCGATTGATTTCTCCACATTCTCCCAAAGGAGATAACCGAAGTTTGTCAAAACTTGATATTTTGTCGAGTCCCAAGCGGGCCTCATAAATGGGTGCGGGCCGTGATTGACGGTTCCGAACTCCTGGGGGATTGCATGTCCAATGTTCTTTATCGGACCGATATAAACCTCGAGGTCGCTTTTTTTAAACGCCTTAGCCTTTGTCGCTTTTCGAGATATTCTTATCCCCTCGGCGAGTTCGCGGCTTTTCTTTGGCGATAGGTCGATCGCGAGCCGGAGCGTCGGGTCCAGGCTTTTGATCATCGAGCGCGCCGTCGTGTTCCGCGCTGTCGAGCCCTTCATGTCCATTAGAAGAGCTTCCATTTCCCGGAAGCCCGAGGTCTGCACGGTCGTCGTTATCATCGGCCGGGGCCTCCTTTGCATATCCCATTTTAACGAGATCGGAGCCGTTAGGGTGATCGTAACCGTCGCCGGGGGATTTCGAGTAAGATTTTCCGTAACCGTTCGAATGGGCTTTAAGGGTTTTAATAAGCATAAAAATAATTCCTTTTAAACGCGCGCGCGGGCAATAATCACAATATCCGATCCGCGACCTTGGCCGGGAGGAACGCTCTCAATATCCCATGTGCGCCCATCAAATTGCAAACGGTGCGTTTCTGCGCCGATCCTGGACGTAAGTTCGGATCTTCGGACTGTAACCGTCGCCGGGAAACTTGCTTGCTCCTGGGCAACGCCTGAGCGCCGCTCTATGCCGTTCCCGTAATCGATCGCCGCCCATACTGTGCCAACATCCGAAAAAGCCTCGACGTCTCCGCCGAAGGCATCTTCCGCGCCGCCGAAAGCATTCTCGGCCGTATCTGAGGGCGGAGGCGTAATCCGAGACTTATCCAATTGAATAACGACTCTTCGGTCGAATTTTCCCGCGCGAGTTCCCATTCTGTCCCCCTAGTCCAAATCTCGGCGGAACTCTTGCAAGAGATCCGCGACGCCGAGAGGAAGCTCTGCCGCGATCGTGCCGGTAACAACCGCCTCCCGGTTTTGGTAATAGTGAACGAGGAGCAAAAGCTGCGCTTGTATGATACTCGGAGGAACGTCCTCGCCCTCCTCATACCCTACGTTAGCCGTTACGACGATATCAGAGGGATTTAAGGTCGAAGGGAAGCTCTCACCTATTGCCGGGAAAACGCTCTCTCCGGCTATCCTGTGAGCGTCTAAGGTCTGGTTCACGCCGTCCGGATCGACGTAAGCGACGTTTCCGATAGAATTTATCGGCCGTAACCGGATATCCAGGCAAGAACCGAAGGATTTAAAAACGAAGATCTCGTCTCTCGCGGACAAGGGGACCCCGATATAGTTCTCGATTCGGCGCGCGGCCGCTGAGACCATAACTCCGATAAGGGTGTCCTCGTCGTCATAATCGACGCGAAGCTGTTGTTTTGCGAGAGAGAGATCAACGCTCATTTTTATTTACCTCCGAATATACGGCCGACAAGGCGGCCTAAGCCGTTGCGGCTTTCTTCTTTGCGCGGCGTTCGCGGGCTTTCTGTTCGGCCGTCTTCGGTTTTGACTTCCGCCGGCCGGGGGCCTTCTTTTTTCCCGTCGACGGTCCGGGCTTTTTTGGCGCGGCGGTCTTCTTCTTCTCAGGAGCCGGCTTCGACTTCTTCGAGAGAGCCTGGGCGGCCTTGGCTTCGGGAGAGCCGGGCTCGGCGAGACATTTCCCGGTAAGGTGAGCGACGTCCGACTTCCGCGCGGCGCGCGTCGATCCAACGGGATAGGGTTTGTCCCCTACATGGGACCGAATAACAATAAACTTCTGCATTTCTGAGTTCCTTCTTCCGGTTTTGCTAAAAAAAGCGGGAGCCTAAACTCCCGCTTTTATATTTAATCAATCCGGCGCGCCTTAAGCGACGAAGCCGAAGTCGCCTTCGATAAAGGCCTCGGGGCGATAAACCGCCATTGCGAGCCGCTCTTCGGCGAGGATTGTAACGAGGTTCTTACGGAAGTTATCGCTATCCTCCGTCGAGGCGACAACCGTCGACAACATACGGTCGAAGATTTGCGCGCCTTGGCGGAATGCACCGGTTAAGAACTTATCGACTTCCATCGCCTGAGTAGTGACAACCGGAAGGCTCCAAAGGGTCGGAGAAGCCGTTCCCTGTGGATTGCCAATAATATAGCGGCCTTGGCTGTCTTTCGTCGTCTCGATACGAGCCCAATCAATCGGATTTAAGATAACGCCCGACGCCGGATATTCCGCGAGGACAGCCTGCAAAATAGCAAGGCGGACCTTATCGATCGCGGTTTCGTCCTGGACCGCGAACGCGGCGGAGAACTCCGTCGCTTGCGGGCGAATACCAAGGATATTTTGTCCGGTGCCGTCGCCGTTAAGAAGTTGGATCTCTTCCGCATAGCCGACGCCATAACGGAGACGCTGATCGATCATCGAGCGAAGGCCGGCCGCATCCTCGAGGATCTCGGCGGAGGCAAGCATCCAATGCGCGATTTTACGAACGGGAGCCGTTGTAAGGTCGAACTTAATCGAACTCTCGGGCTTTAATGTTCCTTCGGCGACCATACCGGCGTTGTTCGTAAATCCGGTTTCCTGGACGTACTCGATCGCGTTGCTATCGGTCTGGCCGGGAGCCAATAAATCGCGGACGGTCATACGACGATCGGGGATCATAGGCATAGCGGACTGGACGCGCTGCGTTTGAACCAAATCCCCGGCGGAGCCGTCGGCGTCGGTTGTTAAAGACGTTACGGTTTTCATCGATACGGAGGCAACGCGGCCGGCTGTAACCGTTCCGGAAACGAGAGCCTTATATTCGTCCGAGTCGACGAACTTTTGTCCCGCCGAGATAGCGGTCTTCTGTCCGCCGCCTTCGCGCGCGATTTTCTGCTCGAATGCGTCGAAAGCCGTCTTTAGCTCGTTCATATCGGTTACGGCTTTATCGATCTTGTCTTTATCGTCCTGAGAGGACTTTTCGCCCTTCTCCGCCATGCCGAGAGCTTTCTCCGCGATCTCTTTTACAGAGTCGACTTGCTTCGAGAGATTTTCCTTAATCTCTGAGGCAATTTCCGCGACGCTTTTCGTCTCGGAATTATTTTCGCCGTCCTTAAGTTCGAGAACCGGAGCGTCATAAAGATACGCTACGCCATGAACAAGGGCGGAGGCGAAGCCGTCGAGATCTGGTTTACCCTCATATGCTGAGGCGGGAGCCGCTACGGCGGCGGACAGAGCAAAAGCCGCTGAGGCGGCCAATAGGATTTTTTTCATAGACATAATTTGTCTCCTAAAAGTTGAACGGGTTCCTTAAACCCTAAGTTAATGCATCGCGCAATCGTGTTAAATCTTCCGCGATCGTCTTAGTGCGAGGATCCCCCTCGCCAGTTTTCAGATTAACCCGAACGGCGCGCTCGGCTTCTGAGTTTGTGAGACCGTTGTTTTTAAAAAAGGTCTCAAATTCGCGCGGGGTCAAACGATCCCCGTTTGCAAGTTTCGCGCGAATATCCTGTAATGACTTAACGGAGACCATGCGGGCATAAGGATCCATCCCTACGCCAACGTGAGAAACCTCGTATAAGTCCAAGTCTGTAATTGTTCGGCGGCCCTCGGCTTTCGAGGAGCCGTTCTCCGGAACGCGATATCCAATCGATAAGGCGGTCGAGAGGCCCGACTTCATAAGGGTATAACACTTGCGCGCCGCGTCGGATAGATCCGGGATAATCCGGCCTTTAATCCGAAGACCGAAGTCGTCTTCTTTGAGTTCGTAAATTCCGCCCATGACGTCGCGCTGATCGTGAGCGTTACAAAACGGAATGATCCGTTTCTGTTTTTTCATCTCGCCGATTGTACGCTTAAAAGCGCCTTTAACGATTTTATCGCCGCCGAGATCAAAGAATCCGAATTTCGCCGCGTAGCCTTCGAACTCGCCGGAGCCGTCTTCGCCGTCTTTAATTTCGAGGACTTCTGAATAATAACCGGACATTAGCTGTCTCCTTTAGGTTCGTTACTAACTGATAAAGTTACGTTTTGCATCTGGACGCGAGGCATAGCGCCGAGCCCGTCGGGAAGCGGGGGAAGGTTTTCCAACTCGCGGACGTAATCGATTGCATAAACGCCCATACGAGTCATCTTCTCGTAATATTCGGCGCGTCCTTTATCGTCAGCGCGGAGAAGCTCGCGAAGATCGAACTTAACTCTAAATCCCTTCGCGCGGTCCTCGGGGCTTAAGAGTTGTTTCTCGATCGCGCGCTCGATCCGCTTTAGACGGCGGCGCAATGTGAATTTAAGGAAGCCCAGGGTTTGCTCTGTAATCGAAGAGCCGAGCGCGGTATTACCGGCCATGTGTTGCACCAAATGAGGCGGAACGCCAAAGATCCGACAAATCTCCTCGACGGAGAACTTACGGCTCTCGAGCATCTGCAAATCCTCGGGAGACAGTTTTATAGACGCCCAATCGAGCCCGTTGTCCAGGATCATAGGAGTGCCGGAGTTCTCCGCGCCGGCGTAATCGTCTCGAAGGTTCTCTCTTAGCTTTTTACGCTGATCTCCGTTTAACGCCTTCTCCATTTTAACCGCGCCGACGGTCGAGATCCCGTTCTTAAACGAGCGCGCGGCGGCATGATCGGCCGCGATAGCGCCGCCGAATACCTCGGAACAAGCCGAGATCGGGGACTTCCCCCCCAGGGCGTTACCCATAGGGCCTCGGATATGCAATATATCCTTATCGGTCAAAACGCGAGGGCCGCCGTCGGGGTCTGTCCATCGATACTCGATTTCTCCGGACTTTAAGCGTTTAGTTTGAACGAGAGCCGGGTTAATCGGATCGAGCGCGATAACATTCCCGGAGACGCCGCGCTTCTTCTCGGCGTAACCATTCCCCCGAATCTCGATCGAGGCCTGAATATATTCCCAAAATTCATCGGCCGCGAGATCATAATTAGGATCCGCTGCAATTATTTTATGCAAAGGGTGATCGGCGGCGGGGATTAAAACGTCGTCGATTTTCTGATATACTCCGACGGATAAAGAGCCGGTCGTTCCGGCCAGGAGAGTAATGCATCCCCAGGCCGTCGAGAGGCCGACGACGTTCGAGGCGGTTACAGATACGCCCGAACGAGATCCGGAGCTTCGGCTTTGCCAATGGTCAGGATCTCTTAAAGAGAGCTTAGTCCGAATATACGAACCGAAAGATTTTATTCCAAAGTTCACGCATTAAACCCTTCGAGCCAATCGTCCGTATCGACGATATTCGTGTTTTCCATCGCGACGGCCGCGCCGATTGCCATAACTAGCGCGACGGCCGCGTCGATTTTGTTGGTCGATTTTTCTTTATCGAGCCAATAGTTGTCCCATCTATCCGATTGCGTAACGGCCGACATTATAGCGGCGACCGTGGCCTCGTTATGGTGGATCTTTATTCTACCCTCTAATAATAAATCCTCTAATTGTCTAACGCTGCCGGGAAACCATAATCCCTCGGGATCCCGCTCGTCTTCTTTGGCGGCCTCGACCATCATATCGTTAGGCTTGCCCTTCTTTGTTCCGCCCTGAGGGTGTTCGACAAATTGCGCGGACAGATCCAGGCCGAGCGTTTTTAACTCAGGGACGAGGCCGCTCTTAAAGGCATAGGCATCATATGCGAGGAGCCCGATATTATAATTATGCGCGTCCTCGAAAATAGCTTGCGCGACGTCTCTATAAGAAATGCTTTTCCCTGGGGTCGCGGTTAGGAAGCCGGCGTTTACCCATTGGCGATAAGGAGCCTTATCCTCGAGTTCTCGCGCGTCGAGTGTATCGGCCGGCGTCCAAATCTCTAACCATGCATGATAGATTGGTTTCCCTTTATGCTTCCCGCGCTTTACCTCTCCGCTCCGAACGACGGTCGCCTTCGCGGTTAAGTCTTTATTCCGAGAGAGATCCAAGCCGAGGAAAACCGTATCATCCCGGAAGTCCATCGGATCGAATTTTGTAAGAGAGGGCTCGAGGACTTTTCTTGTCATCCAGGCCGTAGCGGCGTCCGTCCATACGCAAAAATGCAGGCGGAGGATCCCGTTTAATTTGCCTGGCATATTGCGGGCCTGAGCGACAACGCCGGCGAGATATTCTTCCGTTAAGATCGTCCCCATTAGCGGGTTCGCTTTTGCCCAACAAGTCGGATCTGTAAGAGGGTCGTCCCCGATATCGAGAGCGCAAACATAAGAGAAGGTCGTATCGTCTACGATATCGCCGACGTAATGGGCATCGCCTTCCTTTGCGTCTCGATTGCCGGCGGCCGTCTTAACGGCGTGTTCGTGTTCTTCCCAACAAATCGAGGTCCGATCGGAACCGGAGTTCGTTATCATTAAGAGGAGAGGCTGTCGGCGGAACTTAAATCCTCGCTCGAGCATTTCGATCGCCTTACGGTCCGGCATTTCGTGCAACTCGTCGACAAGGGCGTAATGCGGCCGAGGGCCGGAGCCGGACTTCCCCGCGCCCTTCGAAATGTATCGGAAGAAAGATCCCTTACGGAGATAAGAGAGATTATATTCGTTCCCAGGGCCGCCGCTCGGAGTTAGCCGTTTCGCAAGTTCGGGAGATTTCTTGACCATGTTAACCGCGTCGCGGAAGAGGATCTCGGCTTGTTCCTTCTTTGAGGCGGCGGAATAAATCTGCGCGCCGGGTTCCTGGTCTGCCATAAGTCCGTAAAGACCTATCCCGCCGGCGAGCGGGGATTTCCCGTTCCCTTTACCTTGCTCGATATAGGCTCGGCGGAAGCGGCGGAAGCCGTCCTCTTTTATCCATCCGTAAATAGAACCGATAATGAAAACTTGCGGGGGCTCTAAGTTAAACGGGATCCCGTCGAACTGGCCTTCCGAGAGCCGTAATCGTTTCTCGAAGAACTCTATCGCGCGCGCGGCCTTCGCCTCGTCGAAGTATATCCCTCGGGCCTCGCCGTTTTTAAGATCATCAAAGTGCCGGCGGCAAGCGTTACGAACATGGGGACCGGCGACCGTTGTTCCTTTTAAAACCGATCGAGCATATCGGGAGACCCGCGTTAACGCCTTAATCGAGGAGCGGGTCGTAGTCATTAGCCGGCTCCCCGTTGTCCGCGCTTCCGCCGCCCCATTCCGCGAGGAGAACTTTACTCTCGTCGGCCGGCGTTGCTCCGAGCTTCGATAACATAGCTTGGTAAGTTGTTGTCTGCGTCGCGGTTAATCCCTCGCCGGATATGATTTTCCCGCGCGCTATACAGGCCGCCTCCATGAATGCGCGGTGACTATCTTTTAGCCATGGAAGCTCCTTTTTAAAGAGGGTCCAGGCTTTCTTGCCGAACTTGTCGAGATAGGCCGGCGGGGCTCCGAGTAACGCCGAGGCGGGAGCCTTCCGCGCCTTGTGCCGCTTCGGATTTTTCTTATCCGCGCCGGTCAGTTTTGCTTTTTGCACTGGTGTTCGGGATCTCGCCATAGTCCCTCTATAGAATATCCGGGCGCGATTTTTCAAACGTGGGAGAGTTTTTTTTAGACCGCCGCCGCTAGAACGTGCAAAAGCCCATGATTTTTAATAGCCCCCCTCCCCCTGAGAGAGATAAAACGGGGTAAAAACCGTTATTAAACAACGTATAGAGGGCAAGAGGGGCGAGGTTCTCGCATCTATACGAGATATATAAGGGATATAGGGGAGATATTGTCTCGGGGCTTTCCCGGTTTAAGTTTCTTATATGGGCCGAGGCGAGGATATCCGAGAAGGCGGTCGAGATTGTCTCGGGATTTTATTTTTATGCACAACGCACATAATAATATTTACACCGGCCAACCTCCGGGACCGATAGCGCGCTTCATAGTTCCGCCCTTCTCGAACCGTTGCTTATCGCTGTCGTGGTGTCTTTTGCATAGCGATTGCAGATTATCAGGATCCCAAAAGAGAACCTCGTTCCCTTTGTGCGCGGTGATATGGTCGACCACATTAGCCGCTCGAACAAAACCCTCGGCCTTACACATAGCACAAAGCGGATCTTTCCTAAGCTGAGAGCGGCGGAGCTTCTTCCAACGGGCGAGGCCGTACCATCTATGATAATGCGGTTTCTTAGCCATTATCGATCGGGGTAAAATTAAAATATGTATCGACTGAGTAACGGCGGAGATAATCAATCGTCGCCTGATCTATGACGTTCGGATCTTTAATCCGCTTCCCGTCCCATGCTACCGCATGAAAGGCTCCGTCTTCGTGTATGGATTTAATCACAACAACGGCGGGGAACTCGGCGGGGCAAAAGCCTGGGACGCTCTCGCAATCAAAGCCGGCGGCCGTAACTACGGCGTTTATATGAAGCCCGGTTTTACTATCGGGAACAAAACCCGCGCGCTTCATTATCGAGAGTAGGCGGCGATAAGGATATCCGGTTGCGGTGGAAACGGCCGCGATCGCGCAATCGTTATCATATCTCTGCAATCGGCGAGGGTTTCTGATTATCGATATTATTTCCAAGAAAGAAAACATATCACAGGCATAACAACGATATAGGCAAAATGGAAACCCCGGAGGCCGATACGGTCACTCCGGGGCGATATAAGGTTTATTGGTTCGCCTTATACACATTGCGCGAGGTCTGCCTGGCCGGATTGCCTGAGGGGAGCCTCTTTGGGTATTTTTAGAAACCTCGACGCGCGGCCGAGGTTTCTTTACCAATGTTCTACCAAGCTGAACTACCCGTTATTTATAATTAACGGAGAAGGATTTGAACCTTCGACCTTTGGTTTCGAAGACGTCTTTATCATCGGAGAACATATTCCGTCAATTTTTAATCTGTTTAGACTTCAATCTTCGCTTATCTGGCCGCCGATCCTGGCCTTTGGGATATACGGCTCGGCCACGGCGGGCCGCCCTTCAACATGAAGGAGTGCAACTCCCGATAAACAAATCGGAGGGAGGCCGCCGCCGCTAACCCTGATCCATACGACGCCCGTCCTATTTATCTCCTCGAGATCCTCGGGGGTCATTCTCCAGGCGGAATATATGCCGCTCTCGTCTTGAAAAACAGGGAGGTCTCCGCAATTCTCCATATTAGAGGGAGCGCGGAATATCTTGTTAGCGCCCTCGAAGTCGACCGGATTAGCCATTAAAACAACTCCAAAAAAAACCCCGACGCGAGGGCCGGGGGAAAGTTTACACATAGGGGAATGGTGGGCCTATGGCGACCTTTATAACTTAAAACTCGCCGCGCGCAAGTCTCTCTACAGGTGTGGTCATGGGGCAAACCCCTCCGATGCGTCCGCCAGCATGCGGGTTTCGCCATTAAAAACATTTAGTGCAGCTGTCTGGCCGCAATCATCGCATTTTCCACGCTCTGAAAGGGCGAATGTTGTCGCTATCTTTTCTTCATAGCAGCAGGACGTGCAGAGTTTCGTATCGGTCATGGGGTTTCCTTTGTGGTGGGCGGGGAAATGGGGAAGCGGTTTATTACGTGCGTTGGCTGGG